GGGTATTATGCTGGTAATAATTCTTCTAAATCAAGTAAAGATAATATTAATCCAATAGCAATTGGTAAAAGCGCTATGCAAGGAGGAGTTACTTCAGAGTCTATTGCTTTAGGATTTCAAGCCTTAATTAACAGAGTAGGTGGAACAAATCAAATAGCTATAGGAAAAAATGCTATGGCAGCCAGCGCAACTGTTACGGGTGATTATAATATTGCAATAGGTGAAGCTGCTATGAACAATGCAGATGCAGTAGAAGATAATATTGCAATAGGAAGATCTTCACAAGCAAAAGGATCAGATAACATTGCTATAGGGCCGCAAGCAAGAGGAGGTAGTACAAGTATAGTAACTGGCGCTATAGGTATTGGAAATCAAGCTGCCGCTAATAATGATTTTTCAATAGCTATTGGATCAACCGCTACAGCTGATGCCGATTATGCAATATCAATAGGTCAAGGAACAAATAACCTTAATGCTAATAGTTGTGCAATTGGTAGAGGAGCATCTACAGATGCGGCTAATCAACTTGCAATTGGAACAGCTATTAATCCTTTAGGAGCTACAGATGCAGTTACAACTTTTGTTCAATCTGGAAGATGGACAGTAAAAATAAATGGAGTTAACTATTACATACCATTAGATAAAGTTGCTCCTTAATGCGGTATAAATTAAATTAAATTAAATTAAATGAAAGTTGAATTAAATGAAGAATCTATAAAACATATAAACCGCTTACTACAATCACTACCAATTAGTACATTACCTATAGTAGAAGAAATTACAGCGGAGATTAACAAAGGTTTAGTAGAGGAACAAAAATAAAATAAAATGGATATTAGAAAAATTTCCATTGGTTCAGATTATAAGTCGGGATCAATGCACTATATAGTAGGGCAAGAAGTATTAGGAGGAAAATATAAAATTCACTTAATACAAGCTAAAACCTCTACGCAATCGTATAAACTTTGGGTAGAAAATAATGTAAAAGAAATTATTTTATGGAAAGAATTTTTATACACATTACCAATTACTTTAGAATATAACATAAACTTTTAATGAGATCTCCTTTCTCATTTATTGTAACTCCTGTAAATGACAGACGTTATGATAACGTAACCGACATAGGTGGCGTAGAATTTATAACAAGCGTATCACAAGAAGATCATACATCATCTAATAGATTTGCAGAAGTAGTCTCTGTTCCTTTAAATTATAAAGGGGAAATAAAAAAAGGAGATACATTACTTGTTCATCATAATGTTTTTAAATTTTACAATGATATGTATGGAAGGATTAAAAGTGGAAAAAGTTTTTTTAAAGAAAATTTATTTTTTATTGATGATGATCAGTTTTTTCTTTATAAAAGAAAAGATAAATGGAAATCTCACGGCAAGTATTGTTTTATAAAGCCTTTGTTGGTTGAAGATTCTTATTTAAAAAAATCTTCGAAATACGAACCTTTAAAGGGAACAATAAAATATTCTAATTTAGAATTAAAAGAATTAGGTGTTAAAGAAAATGATACAGTTTTATATGCACCTGATAGTGAATATGAATATACTGTGGATGGAGAATTATTATATAGAATGTTTACTAATAATATAACGGTAATAACAAATGGATAGTAACGAATTAAAATTACAAATTATTCAAGCGGCTAAAAAGGCTGTTGCTCAACTAATTAAGGTTGCAAAAGAAGATATAATAAAATATGATTCTGAAGATGAATTAGCGGCAGACAGATTAAAAAATGCTGCGGCTACAAAAAAACTTGCTATATTTGATGCATTTGAAATATTAAAAAGAATAGAAGAAGAAAAAAATTTATTAGATGGAAATGAAATAGAAAATACTAATATACCAAAAGGATTTGCAGAGTCAAGATCAAAATAAAATATTTAAAATATTAAAAAATTACATTCCTAAAAGTGTAATAACTAATAAAAACCGAGCAAGAAGCTGGCAATATGGTTACAATGAAAAGTATAATGTTATAGTAATATCTAACGACGGAACAATAGGAGATATATATGAGATTAGTAAAGTTATTATTGCACTACCAAAAGCTCCTCAAAAATGTTTTAATAGTTCAGAAAAAAAAGAAAATCAATTTTGGTTACCTCATTTATTACCTAAAGCATTAAAAAAAATACAATCTATTTTTCAATGGCATGCAACTACTCCAAAATTTAAAAGTGAATGGGTAGACTTTATAGAACAAGAATTTGACAGAAGAGAGCAGGGGCATTGGTTTTTAAATAACGGGACTCCTACATATATAACAGGTACTCATTATATGTACTTACAATGGACAAAAATAGATGTAGGGAATCCTGATTTTAGAGAAGCAAATAGAATATTTTATATTTTTTGGGAGGCGTGTAAGGCAGATAAAAGAAGTTTTGGAATGTGTTATTTAAAGATTAGACGTTCTGGGTTTTCTTTTATGAGTTCATGCGAAGGTGTAAATCAAGCTACTATAACAAAAGATGCTCGTATAGGTATTCTTTCCAAGACAGGTGCTGATGCTAAAAAAATGTTTACCGATAAAGTTGTTCCTATATCTAATAATTACCCATTCTTTTTTAAACCTATTCAAGACGGTATGGATAAACCTAAAACGGAATTAGCTTATCGTGTTCCAGCATCTAAGATTACAAAGAAAAATATGTATGACACAGGCAGTGAGGAATTAGAAGGTTTAGATACAACAATTGACTGGAAAAACACATCAGATAATTCATATGATGGCGAAAAATTACAATACTTATTACATGATGAAAGTGGAAAATGGGAGCGTCCTGAAAACATATTAAACAATTGGCGTGTTACAAAAACATGTTTAAGATTAGGTAGTAAAATTATTGGAAAATGTATGATGGGATCAACATCAAATTCATTAGACAAAGGAGGTGCTAATTTTAAAAAATTATTCGAAGATTCAGATGGAGGTAAAAGAAATAAAAATGGACAAACAAAATCTGGTTTATATAATTTATTTATTCCTATGGAATGGAATTTTGAAGGATATATAGATAGATATGGTATGCCTGTTTTACATAGTCCTGTAAAGCCAATCATTGGTATAGATGGAGAAGATATAATAACAGGAGCGATAGATTATTGGGAAAATGAAGTAAGCTCTCTAACTCAAGATGCTGATGCACTAAATGAATTTTACAGACAATTTCCAAGAACAGAATCTCATGCTTTTAGAGATGAATCTAAAATGTCTTTATTTAATTTAACTAAAATATATCAACAAGTAGATTATAATGATTCTTTAATCATAGGACAACATGTTACTCAAGGTTCTTTTAGTTGGCAGAATGGTATTAAAGATACTAAAGTAATTTTTACCCCTAATAAAAGTGGAAGATTTTTAGTAACTTGGACACCAGGATTAAGTATGCAAAATAAATTCTATACAAAAAATGGAACTTATTATCCTGGCAATGAACATGTGGGATCTTTTGGATGTGATTCTTATGATATTTCTGGAGTGGTAGTTGGAAAAGGTTCTAATGGAGCTTTACATGGATTAACAAAGTTTAATATGGATGAAGCACCAAGTAATGAATTTTTTTTAGAATACATTGCTCGTCCACAAACTGCGGAAATATTTTTTGAAGAAGTTTTAATGGCATGTGTTTTTTATGGGATGCCAATTTTATGTGAAAATAATAAACCAAGATTATTGTACCATTTTAAAAACAGAGGATATAGAGGTTTTAGTATGAATAGACCAGATAAAAGATTTAATAAATTATCTAAAACTGAAAGAGAATTAGGAGGTATTCCTAACTCTTCTGAAGACGTAAAACAATCTCATGCCGCAGCAATCGAATCTTATATAGAAAAACATGTAGGAATTGATTTTTCAGGAAACTTTAGGGATTCAGATTTAATGGGTACAATGTATTTTCAAAAGACTTTAGAAGATTGGGCAAAGTTTGATATTAGCAATAGAACAAAGTTTGATGCTGCTATTAGCTCAGGTTTAGCTATAATGGCTAATCAAAAACACCTTTACACACCCACTCAAGAAAAATCCAAAATAAGTATTAACTTTGCAAGATATAATAATAAGAGTTCTATAAGCCAAATAATTAGATAAATGAAAGGAATTACAATAGACATAAAATCTGCTGCATTTCCCGATCAGTTTGTATCAGACGCTAAAAAAGCGACTAAAGAATATGGATTACAAATTGGACAGGCAATACAATATGAATGGTTCAGAAAAGGAGGGGTAAATCAATGTAGATTTTACAGTCAATGGGCTGAATTTAATCGTCTTAGATTGTACGCGCGCGGGGAACAAGGAGTAGGTAAATATAAAAACGAATTAGCAGTAGATGGTGATTTGTCTTATTTAAATTTAGATTGGACACCAGTGCCTGTTATACCTAAATTTGTAGACATTGTTGTTAACGGAATGTCTGATAGATTATTCAAAGTAAAAGCTTATGCACAAGATGCTATGTCTTCAGAAAAAAGAGGACAGTTTCAAGAAATGGTAGAAACAAATGTAGTTGCTGCTCCATTGTTTAAGCAAATAGAAAGAGATTTTGGCGTAGAAGTATTTCAAGTAAATCCTGAGGAATTACCTGAAACAGATTTAGAAATGGAATTATACATGCAGATGAATTATAAGCCTGCGGTAGAAATAGCAAACGAAATAGCTATAAATACATTGTTAGAAGAAAATCATTACGAACAAACTCGTAAAAGATGTGATATGGACTTAATGACTTTAGGAATAGCTATTTGTAAACATAGTTTTCAATTAGGCGATGGTGTTAAAGTAGATTATGTAGATCCTGCTAATGTAGTGTATAGTTATACTGAAGACCCTTATTTTAAAGATTGTTTTTATTGGGGTGAATTAAAGACTGTTCCAATTGGAGAAGTGTTAAAAATAAATCCTGATTTGACAAACGCAGATTTAGAAGAAATATCTAAATATAGTCAAGCCTGGTACGATTATTTTAATGTTGCACAATATTATGAAAATAGTATTTTTCATAGAGATACATGTACTTTGTTATATTTTAATTACAAATCTACAAATTCATTTGTATATAAGAAAAAAGAAACTGCATCAGGAACATACAAAACAGTAGAGAAAGATGATGAATTTAATCCGCCACCAGAAATGATGGAGGAAGGTAAATTTGAAAGAGTAGAAAAAAGAATTGATGTATGGTATGATGGTGTTATGGTTATGGGGACAAACATAATTATAAAATGGGAGTTAGCAAAAAATATGGTAAGACCACAGTCTGCCAGTCAAT